CCGGATATCAAGGGTTAAATCGGATATAAGCGACATTGCAGGAAAATCGAATATATGGTAAAATTAACATCACGGGCTTGTGAAAAGTTTCGACGGTGATGAATCGTTAAGCCATCATCGGACCCGGGGGCGGTATCCGGCAGGTCCAACGGAGGGATTATGAGCGACAAGGTTAAACAGAAAAACAAAGCTGATTATGTAGCTGATGCGGTTAATGCTGGATTGGGCGAGGAAGAAACCCTAAAGGATCTCACCATACCAGTGCTAAAACAAAAGATGGCCGACGCTAAAGCGGGAATCGAAGAGGTTATCGTTTCCAAGGCCCTGGACCCACCCGGGGAGCATTGCGCCCATGACTACAAGAGGGTCCGGGTAATCGCCAGCCCTAACTATGTATGTGAACGGTGCTGGAAGTGCGGACATGAGACGGAGCATGAAAGCTAAGTACAAAACAGCTAAAGCATTACAAGCTAAAATAGACGAGTACTTCACTAAGGTATTGGAAGAAGAGCGCCCGATGACATTCACCGGGCTTGCTTACTTCCTGGGGTATGCTACCCGACAAAGCGTATGGCAGCTATCCAAACGAGAGGATGAGCTATCGCTACCCATAAAGAAGGCTCTGCTAAGAATAGAACAGGCATATGAAGAAAGACTACAGGGCAACTCCCCCACAGGGGCTATCTTTGCGCTGAAAAACCGGGGATGGAGTGATCGGCAGGAGATCGAGCATAGCGGTGGGGTAACATTCTCCGCCCCTAAGACCCTGGATGATTGAGTTAACACCTAAACAGGAAATTGCTGCCGCCCTAATGAAGGCGCACACTGAGGTGCTTCTTGAGGGCGGGTCCAGGTCAGGAAAGACACTAATTATTTGTGCAAAGATGATAATACGTGCCGCGAAGTATCCAGGCACACGGCACCTATCATGTCGGTTAAGATTCAATCACGCTAAACAGTCTCTATTCTATGGTACGTTCAGGGATGCCGCCAAACTATTAGGCGCTACGGTTAGAGAGAACCGCTCTGACTGGTACATAAGCGTCCCGACAAGTAGCGACGATTCCGAGATATGGATAGGCGGGCTGGACGACAAGGAACGTACTGAGAAGATCCTGGGGAATGAATACGCTACCATTCACATGAATGAAGCGTCTCAAATAGGATTCGACGGGTATGAAATACTCAAGACAAGACTGAACCCGCCCCGGGGTGTCAAACCCCTATTTCTAATTGACTATAACCCTCCAAGTACCAGACATTGGGGCTATAAGATATTCCATGAGCGTATAGATCCAGTCACCGGCGAACCGCTGAAGCACCGCGATAGATACGGGATGCTTAGGATGAATCCCGTTGATAACCTGACGAACTTATCAGAGGACTATATTGAGACACTGGAAGGCATGAGCGAATCCAGGCGAAGACGCTTCCTTATGGGCGAATACTCAGACGGAGCCGAGGGCGCACTATGGGAGCGTGAATGGATCGCCAATCATCGGAAGGCTACGTGTCCCGATCTATTACAGGTTGTCGTCGGTGTTGACCCCGCTGTATCCGATACAGAGAAGTCAGATAGCACCGGGATTATCGTTGCCGGGAAAGACGTTGATGGACATTACTACATCCTAGGGGATTACACGTACAGGGGCGGTGTTACCGGCTGGGGCCGTAGCGTTGCGGATCTATATGTGAAGTATCAAGCTAATTATGTAGTCGCCGAGGTGAACCAAGGTGGCGACCTTGTGAGTACTAACATTAGGCAGTATAATAAGTCTATCCCTGTGAAGCAGGTGAGAGCGACGAGGGGCAAGGCTATACGCGCCGAACCCGTGGCGGATCTTTATAGGCGGGGGATGGTTCATCATGTCGGTGAGTTTATGGACCTCGAATATCAGTTGACACACTGGACCCCGGAAGATAGAGAATCGCCTGATGAAATGGATGCCCTTGTATGGGCGATAACTCACTTGATGGGCCGAGATACCGCAGGCCCGCTCAACTTCATAAGGGGCTAAAATGGATATAGGCCAAGATCACGTTGAATATACGAAATACAAACCAAGACTAACGCGGTGCAATGATGCTATAGAGGGCAGCGACGCCATTAAGGCGAAGTCTACCGGCTACCTCCCTATGTTACCTGGGATGAAGCGGTATAAGGACGGCTCTGAACTATATGAGATATTCCTTGAAAACGCACTGTGGTATCCGGGGACGGGCCGGACGTATTCAGCCTACTTAGGGACCATGTTCAGGAAGCCCGCTGCGGTGGAGATCCCCGATGAAATGGCTGAGGTTAGCGAGGTATTCACCCCGGAGGGCCAGACAATAGACGGCTTTGCAGTTGAGCTTGCCGGGGGTGTTGTTAGTGGCTACCGCCCGGGGGTGTTGGTAGACTTCCCTGAGATTGACACCGAGGGCATGAGCCAGGCTACAGCGAAGGATGCAGGGGCAAGGCCATACAGCGTCCTATACGGTGCTGAGTGCATAGTCAATTGGGGACAATCCCTGATTAACGGCCAATTAAAGACCACACTAGTGCTTCTTGAAGAGATGATGTCCCTCAATAAGGCCAAAGGGAAGTACGAAGGTTATGAGTTTGTAGACCATGACGGATATGCCAAATTCCGGCGGTTGCTTGAGCTGATCAAGGCCGATGATGGCTATGTATATCAACAGTCTCTCTATGTAGAGACAAATACAGCCACCAGGGATAGCGGGGCTGAATGGAAGATGGTTAAGTCTAGAACCCCGATAATGGACGGGGCGACGATGGACTATATCCCGTTCATTCCTGTTACACCTTCGGGGTTGATATGGGATATGCGGAATCCCCTTATCAATGACATCGCGGTGTTGAATATTGCCGACTATCGGAATGAGGCGCTTTACCGTGACGCCCTACTGTTCAACGGTCGGCCAACTCCTTGCGTTGCTGGGCTGATATTGGAAAGTTCGGAACAGAAATCCGTATCCCTGGGATCTTCCTCAATTCTGCAATTCGAGACCGATGGTGGGAATTGGGGAACCCTCGGCGGGGGTGCTGACGCTGTAGGGCTCAAGGATGCCGGGGTTGAATTGAAAAACCGCATGGCGCTTGTGGGGTCAAGGGCACTGGCTGAGAACCCCCGTGGCGTTGAGGCGGCAGAGACCGCAGCCATACACAGGCAAGGGGAAGACGGGGTTTTGTCGTCCGTCGCCGTCGCCGTGGGTCAGGCCATGACGAGAGCCTTGGAAATCATGAGGGATTGGTGGTTCTCTGACGTGTCTGGCGATATATCATACACGGTTAATAACGATTTCCTCCCTGGTAATGTTGACGCTCCGAGGATGACAGCGATGTGGACAATGCTACAAGCCGGTGACATCTCCTATGACACGTTCTATTCCTATATGGATAGGGGCGAAGTCTTCCAAAACGGATGGAGCAAAGAACAGGAACTAGCCGCCATAGAGGAAGACGATAAAACAAGATCTGATCGGTTGCCTATCGGAGAGGATGACATAGATGCAGATCCAGATATTACAGGCGCGTAATCAAACCGAAAGACAACTAGCGGTAATCACAAGAGAGATACTAGCCAGCTATGAGGACGCGCGTAAAGATATCAACAGGGAGATTCAGAAGCTCTTTTCCCGTACCCTTGAGGGCGTGAGCCCCGATGACTACTATAACGTAGCAATCCAGGGGGAGCGGCTGAAAAGCCTGCAGGCGCAGATAGATACGTTATACGTTAATGCTTCGGTGAAGGCTGGCCGGAAGACGGTGAGCGCTTCTACCCTTGCCATGGATAACGCATACTATAAGAATCAGTATATAGCCGAACACTTCGCCCCGGTGGCAGGGGTCGATCTATCCTTTACCGCTATGCCGCCTGAATTGCTGGAATTGTCAGTCACCGGGAATATTGACAGGTGGAATGCGTTGGAAGCGGATCTGAAGAAAGGGATACAGGCCAAGTATGGGAACATTCAAGAGTATGTTCCTAAAAGCGGGTCTACCCTTAGTGCTTTGCTGGTCACAAATAGACGGGCCGAGGTGCTGAAAATCAACAGGGCCATATCCTCTGGCCTCCTGCAGGGTAAGGGCTATAGGGACATCGCCAGGGCGGTCTCAAAGGTAATCGGTTCAGTCTCCAAGGACGGCGCAAAGGGCGCCATGGCATCGGCCTTGCGAATCGTCAGGACTGAATCCAACCGGACGTATAATGACGGTGCTTATGCGGAGGCCCAAGTTGCCGCCGATGCGGGGCTTGAGGTGAAGCGGATATGGAATGCCGCGCTAGACAAGAAGACCCGCCCGCAATCGATTTCTATGGACGGTCAGACGGTAGGCAAAGATGAGCCGTTCACCTACCCCGACGGCTCTACAAGCATGAAGCCCGGAAACTCAGGAAATCCGGCGTATGACATCAATGAAAGATGCACTGTCATTAACGCTGTTGACGGCATCCCCCCTAAGGCCCGTCTCGGGGTCAATCCGGCAACCGGAGAATACGAGGTGTTTGATTGGCAGAGCTACCCCGAATGGGCCGAGTCTAACGGTCTGAAAGAATTGCCTAATGGTCGATGGGCGTAAAACTACACTGAATCTACACAATATCATCGACATATCTGTTGTATAATGAGCGTGGAGGACTATTGTGAAAACTAGTGGTATATGGCTCCCTTTATTTAATTTTTTATTAGAGGAATACGATGAGGCTGAAGTTTTAACGCAAATCGCCGGGGCTACAATAACAGGAGGCTATCGTGGCAAGTATACAATAGCCTACGCCAACGGTGTTTGTGATCATGTTGAAATACATGACGGCGTTGCGATTAGTTGCGGTGAGTTGGTCTAAATGGGCGTAACTCCACAAAAACAACACATTAGAAAGCGTCAATCTGATATATACTGAGGGCGGAGGTAATATGGACGATGGAAGATACGTGGTAAAGCCGATGGCGCTGATGAAGGTCCTGTATGGGGATAGCGCCATCGGGTCAGCTCAGGCCGGGGCGAATTTCTGGACGCACGACATGGAGGGGGAGTGCCCCGAGAGCCGAATCATCGAGGTAATCGATGATCTGTGGGAAGGCAACGATATCACCCCGGAAATGCTCTACGGTCCCCATTTCGAGTGGGGCGATGATTGCGAGGTACGGGATGAGGACAGTCATGAATGGGCAAATAGGCTATTTTATTCATATACAGGTAGAATAGACGGATATGTTATATGGGCATCGGGTTTTGCGTGGCGTCAGATCCGCAGGATCACCAAACAACCCGAGATTGAAATCACCCTGAAAGTAAACGGAGAGACCAAACCACTTTCGGCTATCAGCAAAAAGACTCTCCTTGAGATTCGCAAAGCATCGAAATAGATTTAATCGGAGGTAATATGGAAAAGATTGTCAGCGTTATCGGTACGGCGGTTCTGGTGGTGCTCCTTATGGGTATTGCCGCGTTCATTTCTGGCACTATCTTGTTTCTGATATGGCCGGTGGCTATTCCTGCCGTATTCCCGGGGCTTGTGGCGTCTGGCGTTATAGCGGCCAGGCTTAGCTGGTGGGTGTCAGTGTGCATCGTGTGGGTGTTTAGCATCCTCATTAAGGCACCACAGACCAACAATAACAAATAGCCGGAGGTAATATGGAAAAGAAAAGCATTAAGGCGGGTTTTAGTATCGTAGTCGCCGACCGTGGGTGGGTATATGTGGGCGATATCGAGCATGACGGCGAGTGGTGTATTGTCACCAACGCGAAGAACATCAGGCGGTGGGGCACGAGTTATGGTCTTGGAGAGATTGCCGAGTCAGGGCCGACGAGTGAGACGGTGTTAGACAATTATGGGACCGTTAGTATTCCAGCCGCGTCTATCGTCTGTATCATTGATACGGTGCGCGATAAATGGACGCTGTAATACACCCGAATACCGGCTACGTCAACGGCGACGGCGGCTACGGCAACGGCTACGGCAACGGCTACGGCGACGGCTACGGCAACGGCTACGGCGGCTAATCCGTTTCTTCAATAGAGGGCTTCGGCCCTCTTTTTTTATCTTCCAATCTTCACACAATCTACATAGTTGCGCTATTGACAAATCAAATATATACTGATCCTAGGTGAAGCCTTGGAGGGCATATGAAAGATATCTCTGAACTTAAAGAGTTCATTGAGAGTGAAGACGGGAAAGCCGCTGTTGATGGGTGGCTTACTGAATCGGGTTACAAGTCGGCTGATGATATATCGGGGCTTGAGAACAAGAAAAACGAGTTGTTAGGGAAGCTAAAGAAGGCGAACGAGTTTAAATCGTCTGTTGATTCGCTTTTCAAACAGCATAACATTGTGGATTCTGACGACTTGGCGGGTAAGCTGGCAACGCTGGCAGACGCTCAGACGAACGAATCAGACCATGAGAAGACAGTGCGTAGGCTTGAGATCCTTGAGAAGACCTACGCCGAGGCCGAGAAGCGGGCCGAATCAGAAAAGACCCTAAGGGTTGAATCTGAAAAAAAGGCTCAGATTTTATCGGCCCTAAAAAATGCTCACGTTGACGATGGGAGCATAGACATCGTTACCCCTTACTTCACCAGGATGGTGAAGAACGAAGAGGTTGGCGGTAAAATCAATTTAATCGTCGATACCGACGATGGGCCAAGCCCCATAGATGCGTTCGTTGAAGCATGGTCTAAGACCGACAAAGCCAAACCATTTATCAAGGCACCTTCTAATACTGGCGGTGGGGCGACGACCCCGGGCGGCTCAAGTCCTGCACAACTTACGCAGGAACAGATAGCCGCCATACCTGACAGGAAAGTGCGTTTAGAGAAGATGGCAGAGCTTGTTAAGAATTCATAACATTGGGGCTCCGCCTCAATAAACAACATGAGGTGACAAAGTGTCTGTTGATAATTTTATTCCAACTTTATGGAATGACGCAGTTTTCCAGGGCTATGATAAACGGTTCGTATTCGGGAACCTTGCTAACCGGGAATATGAGGGAATGATATCCGGTTATGGCGATTCCGTGCGAGTTAATGAAATCGGTGACATGTCCGCTTCCGCATATACCGGGACGGTTACTTACGCGACTCCCGACGATGCGCAGAAAGTGCTCCAGATCGACAAACAGTATTATGTAGCTAACACGCTTGACGACGTTGATGATGCTCAGACCAAACCTAAGCTGATGACTGAAATTGGCCGGAAGATGGGCGTTGCCATTGGTGACGAAATCGATCAGTCAATCGCTGCGCTTTACTCTAGCGCGGGCGTGACCAGCGGAACGACTTCGGTGCCTATCTCTATCACTTCGGCGAATATCGTGGAGTATATCTCCCTGATGTCTCAGGCTTTCGCTGAAAACAACGTCGGGACCGCCAGCCGCGTGGCTGTTGTCCATCCGTGGTTCACCCACAAGCTGAGACTTGCCGGTGTAGACACCAAGACTGATAATACTGAGCTGTTTGATAGTGGTATCATCGCCCGGGCGCTCGGTTGGACTTTCTATGAGTCTAACAACTGCTCACTTTCGGGAACGACTTGGTATGCCAACTACTTCTTTGTCCAGGGTGAGACTCTCGCCCTTGCTGAACAGTTGATGGAGACCGAGGCTGTCAGGCATGAGGCATCCTTCGGTGATGGCCTGAGACAGCTTGCCGTATGGGGCGTGAAGGCTATGGCACCTGAATCGTTAGGCATCCTTTATGCCACGGCTGGCTCAGAAACCTAAGGAGATATAGAAGATGGCTAGAAGTGCAGTTACTGTTCAGAGCCTGTCGGCGTATAACACCTCCGGCACTGTTACTAAAGATACGGTTGATATCGTCAATAATCATTCTATCGATGTGAGCGGGGTTAAGACCTCTAACTTGGCGATTTTCATTGAGTCCAGCACGACCGATCCGATGACCTGGGCGATTAAGGCCGGGGACTTCTCGGATAACGGAATCGGGGATCTTGCGGTAACTTCGGTTACGGCGTTGACCCAGGTTCTAGTACTTGAAAGCGCAAGGTTTAAGGATAGTGATGAGTTGATCCTCATCGACGCTACGGGTACTGATGCCGCAGCGACTATTTTTGCCGTTGAGATTCCGTGACGCTTGATATCGTCGGTACGGGGATAACGGCGAGCTTTTACGACTGGCCTGATGGACATGAGAAATGGTCTGTCGGGTCAGCGTTAAATGCGTATGGCTCAAAGATTGCCGTTTATTTCTGTTTTCATGATGAGGATATTGGTCCCTTCAAAAAAGCGAAGATCGACTACATAGACAAGCATAATTATCCGCTTGATGAAGTGATTAAATACTTCGGCACCCGATACTTTACTAATTCGATAGCGTACATGTTTGCTTTAGCGATAAAGCGCAAGTACAAGACTATCAATCTGTGGGGCATCGACATGGATGCTGGCGATGAATGGGCGTATGAGAGACCGTGTGTAATGTACTGGATTGGTCAGGCCGAGGCGCGTGGTATATCCGTAATGACGGCATCGGACTTGACTAATCCGGCTTACTTATACGGGTTTGAAGATTCAGCACCATTGATAAAGCTCCTTGAGATGAGACGGAAACATGCCGAGGTCATGGCTGAGAAATCAGAGGGCCGACCGCATGATCAGTGGATAGGCAAAATGGTCGCAATGCGCGATGCGATAAATCTTGTGAGGTCATAATGGTAATCCCTTCTATAAATAGAGCGTCTGAGTTATTCACTGGATATCTTGGCACAATCGGGTCCGATCATGCTTACGTGCATAAGGGTCTGGCGTTCACCTCGATTATCACAACCCCGTCAATCAGTGCGGCCTATGTTATAGGGTTCACGACTCCGACGGTTGCAAGTGGCAAGTATATTCACTGGCGGCCTATCGGTATCTCCTCGTCCGCTGACCATGTGAGCTTTCAGTTGACTGAGGATGAAAGTTTCACAAGCGGAACAGCGGTCACGCCGATAAACAGGAATCGTAATTCCTCTGCCGCTACCAACATGCAGACTTTCGCGTATGGTGTGACGGCTACACCTGCCGGTGACGTTATCCAGGCCGGTGCTATCGGGACATCCGGGAATCCTGCTGCGAGATCTGGCGGGGACTCCGCCGCCGATCAAGAATTGGTGTTAATCCCGAATACCTCTTACCTGCTAACCCTTACCCCTGCCGGGGCGACTGTATGTGTCGTGGAATTGTTCTGGTATGAGGAAGGCCGGGGCACCTGATGGAAAGCCAGTATCTCAAAAATAAGGTTGAGGGCGGGATTGACGTACACATACAATCCCAAACATCACAATTATTTAGATACATACTCATGCAGGAGATAAAGACAGATATCACGTTAACGTCAGCGGCTTCGGTTGATGATACCGTTATAAATGTGTCCGCCGGGCATGGGTTTGTCGGCCCTGTGACCGCCCCAGGGGAATACATTGTACTTAGAAGCGGGGATTTCTTCGCACAGGTTAAGACTAAGAGTGTTACTGACAACGCCGTTACCATCGTTGTTCCCTTAGACACGGCTTTCACTGTTGACGCTGAGGTCATCAGAGGTAGTAGCTACATGAACGTAGATGGGTCTAGCGCCCCGGTGTCGTTTGTGTGCTCTCTTGGAGACAGCGGAGGTGTCGTCCCGGTTGATGTCCAGAAAGTACTCATTACAATGCAGTCAGGCGCTACCGTGCCAGACGATGGAACTTTCGGAGGGATTCCGGCCATTGCCAACGGGGTCTATTTCAGGAAGAACAACACCGCCCCGGTTAATCTCGGGAATTACACATCTAACCAGGCATTCCGTGAGATCGGCGGCAATATCGACTATACACAAAAAGCCCCCGCAGGCACATATGCTACCAATATAATAATAGATATCCAAGAGGCTTTCGGTCAGGTTATCAGACTCAACCCGAGGACCGGGGATACCATCGGCGCTATAGTGAGAGACGATATTGATGCGTTGGCTTTTTTCACGATATCGCTCTTAGGGTCTTATACGGAGGGTGAGTAGATGGCCATACAATTTGTAGTCGAAGACGGAACCGGGCTTAGCACTTCTACATCATATGTGACGTTAGCCGAGTTCCGGCAGTATTGGGAGAACAAAGGGACCAATTACGCCGTAACCTCTGACGTTACATTGCAAGCATGGCTTAATGAGGCGACCGCATACGCCGATCTGACACGCTGTTGGGGCGGCTCTCTTGTAGATGAGGACCAGGCTCTATCCGTTCCTAGGACCGGGTGGGTAGACGTATACGGGCGGGATCTTGACGATTCTGTGCCTACCTATTTGAAAAACGGTGTCTGTGAGCTTGCGGCCAAGAGAAAGGGCATAGATCCAGAGACTTCGGCGAGCACTGATGTTACCAGCAAGGCTTATGGCCCTGTATCGGTCTCTCTCCGTGGTGGGGCCAATGGCAAGAGCATAAGGTACCCGACTGCCGAACGGTGGTTCGGGAAGATGCAAGGTTGTGGAGGGCTGCGAAATTGGGCGATATGATTGATTACTTTCCAGAGTTCATGATTGAAGCGACTGTTTCCAGGACTACTACCACCAATGTAAGCGGGGTTCGTTCAGACTCTACCTCAAGAGTGGGGACGATTCAGTGCCTATTCTGGGAGGGTGCGTCCGCAGAACAGTTTATCTCCGAGCGATTCAGGGATAAAACGTCTGCCGTGATGGCGATATCACCTGACGATACTATTTTGGCCGGTGATACCGTAGAGGTGAATGGGAAAACGTACCATGCCTTAGACTCTGACAATGTAGGCGCGGCCGGGCAGGCCAAAATAGTAGCCCTAGAGGTGTTTTCATGAGCGTCGAGGTCATCAAGTATGGCAACCTTCCTAAAGCGGTACAGGAGGGCAATCAGGCCGCTATCATTGAACTAGTCACCAGGGTTACGGCTCAGGCTAAGGCATTGGCACCGGTTGATTTCGGCCAGTTGAAAAACTCTATCATGGGGCGAGTGAAAGGCGAAGATTATGGGTTTAATAAATCGGGCGGCAAATCGGCGACTCAAAAGTTGACCGAACGCGCCGACGAGGGTGAGGGCTTTGTGGGGTCGGCTCTTTTACATGCAATCTATAACGAGTTTGGGACAAGGAAAATGGCCGCTCAACCGTTCCTCAGGCCAGCCGTAGGTATCGAGGCTAACGGCGCTAAGGCCAAACGTCTCATTACGCAATTGCAGAATAAAGCCGTGAAAGATGGGATGCGAAAGGGTCCTAGAAAAAAGAAGGTTATTAAGTGAGCTACGGGCAGGCAGAGCTTTATACATTACTAACAGACTCAACTATAACGGCCCTCTTGACTGACGGGGAAGATGGTATCTGGTATGACACTGTGGTCCCTGAGACAACGGGGTCAAAAGATGCTACAATCAATTATTACAGGGTTACTCCTGTAAGTGGCGGATTGGATTATACCCAAACCGTATATTCGGTAAATTGCAGGGCGTTTTCTATGGAAGAGTCCGAAGCGATCGCCCGAGCTGTTTTTGACGTGTTGAATCGGCACTCACAGGATTCGTTTCATTTTGTCTGTGAAGTCTTGGGGACTATTCCCCCCGCAGACCCGACAGACAATTACAATTCTCCGGTTGAGGTTCTAACCAGGGGCCGGGACTTATAGGAGGCTTTATGCCTACTCAGACAACGGTAAAATCATTCATTGCCATCCCGGACGGTTGTAAGGTCCAAGTAGACGACGGATCGGGGTATGCGGATCTCGGGGCCGTTAATTCGGCTGTCAATAACACCCTTGAATATGATGTCAATAAGGTTGATTCGGCTAATGCTGGCGTCGTGATTAATTCGATTAGAAACATGCGGGTAACCGGATCTTTTGACCTTATCAATCTTGATCCTGAGCTTGTGGAATCTCTTGGTGGTGGGATCTTTGAGCGGGTCGCTACCACCGGGGCTGTTGATCCTGAAGACCAGGTACAGACAGCGCCGCAGGTTGCAACCGCATACGACTTGATCTTGCTTGATTCCTCATCGAATAACCTGAAGCCGTCGTCCACTGTGGCGATTACTTCGGTTACTGGATCGGTCGCCGGGGCACTGGTCGCTGACACGGATTATGTCGTATCGGTCAATGCCAATTCGGTATCTGGATACTCTATCACATATGTGAGCGGCGCTATTAGTGGATCGGAAAACGTCACTATCGTTTATCCCTCCCAGACCATGACCACATCCCAGGTGATGTACATGGGGACTTCCACAACTAGCCTGACCACGTACGCTATCAAGTTCACTCATACCGACGATAACGCTCTGGTCCGTGAGCTTGAATTGTTCAGCGCTACCACTTCTTCGGGTGGGTTCATGTTCAACTTCAAGGGTGCAAATGAAGACGGGATCGAGACCATGACGGTGCAGTATGAGGCTACCATCGATTCGACGTTGACCGACGGAAGACAGCTCGCCGCCTGGACCTATGACACGGGCGCTGAGTAGTTTTATAGGCTCCTCCGGGTTTTCCTCCGCCCGGGGGGGTCGTTTTTCTAGGGGGATGGGGGATGGCATGGATATTAAGAAAGAGTTTGGCGGTAAAAAGTTCAGGTTCACGAAGAAAAACATCTTGATCGGTGAGCTTTGGTATGAGCTGTCGTGTCTAGCGCAAGATCAGGTATCGTTAAGGGACGAGATTGAGCTATATGTGCAGGGATATGCCAACGCAAGGGTAGACACCAAAGATAGACATGAATTGCTAGCAATTGAAGTTGAGTTCTCAGACTTCAAGAAGTCGAGTAAAAAGAAGTCTAGGGACATTGATAAAGAGATGTCCGCCAAACAGTTTGAGATGCTCATGGAAATTGTTGAATTAAACGGATATGAATACGACGCGAAGTTCTGGAAAAGGACAGTCAACATTGGAGAGCTTGAAGACCTTTTGCTTGAAGTTGTAGACGTAGAAAATAAAAAAAAAGTAGGGACAAGTTCCACATAGACGAGCTATGGGCCGTCCTCAATGCAAAATGGAGAGCGATTGAAAAGATCGATTTAAAGCGAATGCCATTGAAGGATTTGGAGGCGGCTATAAGGTCGGTTCCTTTTACCAAGGAAGAGATCGGGCGGATATGGGAAAAGAAGCGTGGAGCTTTTGAGGTGTTCTAGTGGCGATAACTGTTGGTGAGCTTACTTGGAAAATCACGGGCGACACCAGAGACATAGATAAAAAGCTAAAAAAAACAGAAACCGGGCTGTCAAAGTTCGGGAAGATGGCTGCGTCCGCATTTACTGCGGCTGTAATTATTGGGTTTACCAAAAAGGTTATAGATTTAAGCGTTGTTCTAGTAAATGCGGCATCTGACGCGGAAGAGACGGCCAATAAATTTGACGTTGTATTTGATGGCTTGGAAAACGCAAGTCGCGCCGCTATCGGCCTAGCCGATGGATATGGCCTAGCCCGGCAGGAATCTCAGGATTTACTTTCAAGCACGGCAGATTTACTGCAAGGGTTCGGGGTTGCTAAGGATGAGTCGCTAGACCTTTCTCTTAGAACACAGCAATTGGCCGCTGATTTAGCATCGTTCTCTAATTTCGCCGGTGGGGCTCAAGGCGCGTCCCAGGCTTTGACGTCGGCTTTGCTTGGAGAGCGTGAAGCTGTTAAGGCGTTGGGGATAGCGATAACAGAGACAGAGCTGAAGCGTTTCGCCGAGCAGCAGGGATATGTTTATGATGAAATGACGAAGGCCGAAAAGGCCGTTGTCACGCTTGACCTTGCGTATGCGCAATCGGCAAATTCGATAGGCGATTTCGCACGCTCCCAAGACTCTTTTGCGAACCAAACCAGAATAGCCGAAGCGGCTATGTCCGACCTTCGGGCCGAAATGGGGGAGCGCCTACTTCCTGCGTCAACCGATATCACATCGGCATTTGCAAAGGTTGCGACTAGGCTTGCCGAAACGGTAAGGCGAAGCAATGAATTAAGGGAAATATTTGACGCCCTAGCCGGTGAGGGTGTCGTCGAAGATACAACAGAGGCTCAACGCAGATTAAGAGAAGAGCTTGATGCATTATATGATGGGATGGTACGTGAACTTGATATCTTCGGGCGCTATAAAGAGGAAAACGCTAGGGTTGTTGATGAATCGTTACGGCAAGCCGAGGCCGCCGGATATGTAGCGCGGGAAATTGATGGTCTCTATTATTCTTATCAGCAACTCACACAGGCATTAAATGATTTAATTGCTCAAGAGAATCAGGCATTAACCGTTGAGGAAATGATAGCCCTAGCTAATGAGAACAGGGCTAACGCATTAATAGCAAGCGCAGAGGCTGCAAGGGTTGCCGCCGAAGCCGAAAGGGAGCTGGCGGAAGCAAGGGCTGCTGCCGAAGCGCTTGCGCTAGAGAAGGATGCGGCTAGAAAGGACGCATTACTCCGCGCGGCAGAAGAGGAAGAGCTGCTATATAATCGGAAATTAGAACTAATAGAAGAGAAGGAAGCGGCGTCGATTGAGGCATTCAACGCCGAAGCCGATGCCGCTTTGGCTATCCTTGTGGGAAGACAGGAGCTTGACGAGGGGATAGCAGAGCTTGACCGCCTTGCAGCCGAAAGACAGACGGAATTGAGAGAGCAACGGATAGCCGATGAGGAAGCCATAACCAAAAAGATAAAGGATGAGACGCTAGAGAGAATAGGCGTTGCGAGTAACTACGCTAGCAGCGTGGCACAGTTGTTTGGAAACCTCTTCATGGCAATAACTGCCGGTGACAAGGAAATGACCGAACAGCGAAAAAAATCCGCTCTTGCTTTATTCTACATCCAGAAAGCCGCATCCCTTGCACAGATCGGAATCGATACCGCAGCCGCTATAGTGAAGGCTCTTCCCAATCTGCTCCTTGCCGCTCTAGTTGGGGCGATAGGCGCGACTCAGGCCGCTGTTGTTATCGCAACCCCTGCGCCGAAACTTGCCGAAGGTGGCATCGTTCCGGCGACCCCGGGCGGGCGTACCGTGATAGTCGGGGAGGGCGGAAAGGATGAAGCTATCATCCCACTCGACAAGGCCGGAATGACGGGCGACATGAGGATAACAGTTAACCTTGACGGCAGGCCAATACTAGACGCTGTACAGTCAGGACTTAACCGGCGTCAAATAGTAGTCAATCAGGGGTCCATAGCATGAGAATCCTATACGATAATTATTTAGAAGCATCCACTATATCGGCTACGAATGAAGACCCGAATTATCCAGTTGAGAACGTCTATTCTTCCTCTCTGTTAACCCAATTCAGGGCCGATACTAATTCGTCAGTTATTACGTGTACTCTAGCCGAGGCGTCTACCGTCTCCTGTTTCGCCTTCGGGAATCACAACATAGACACCCTAGCGATAAAACTGACTGATTCGGTAGCCGCTACGACTACCTTTAATTATACGGCTAGTGATTTGAGATACTCGACATCGGACTATCGAAAGATGATCTATGAGACCGCTGAGACTGATATAGTAGAGATTGAGTATACCATAAGCTCTGTATCTACATTGTATATAGGTAGTCTTTCTGCGGGGCAGTATTTGCAAATGCCGTATTTCGATTTGACTCCCTCGATCGGCTTTGAATCTACAGGAGATAAACATAAATCCAGGGGTGGCGTCTCGTTCAGCATCCCCGGGGTTGTTTTAGAGACATTCTCTTGTACGTTTAATGCTGGCTCTATAACTGATTACGATGCCATCAATGCCTTCTTCGCAGTGACCCAAACATACAAGCCGTATTGGGTGGACAGGTGGGAGTCTTCAACAGAATTCCCCTATCTCTTCGCACAAAATACATCTAATGT